GGCTAGGTATGTTTATTGTTTGCTCTACGTTTGGAAGAGCCTTATCTACGTCTGCCATTAGTTTTCTCCAATCGAACCACTTTAACCTTTTTATTTTTAATATTCAACCCTTGTGGGTTAGGTCCTCTTTTTGGTGGTGCTCCCTTTGATAGTTTTTTTACCATATTACCAATAATAACTATATTTTTTTGGAGGTAGTTTTTCCTCCTCATAATCTTCAGGATGAGTAATCAACCCACCCTGTCTAAACCTCATAACAGCTTGAGTCATAGAGTCAACTAAATCATCGTGCTCTCCATACGGAAAAGCAGCACATTCCTCAACAACCTCTTGTGCAAACTTTTTATCTGTAGGAGCCCATATCATACCACTTTCAAATAATGGAGCAACTGAATTTACTCGTGTGTGCTTATCATTTCCTTTGGATGGGCTAAAATTAACTACGGGTATACCCATAGCTCTAAGTTCGTAAGTTAGAGGTAAACCAGATGCTTTAGCCTCAACTAAGACAGTCTCTGGTTGCCAGTAATCGTATTGCTCTTTTGCAAGTCTTCTAAGTTCTGGAAACTCTAATCTATCTTTAACAGCGTCTAGTAATATTAGATGGTGAGGCATATCCTCATTTTCTTGAAAGATACCCCAAGTAGTAATCGCAGAATAGTCTGCTGTTTGTTTTTTCATAAACGCAGTATCATAGGATTGTATGACGTGTTTTAATGGTGGTAGATATTCTTTTTCCCACTTTTGCCACCACTCTCGTTTAATAATTGCACCTTCTTCTGATGTTGGGTTTTGCATCCACTGTGCATTCCATTTACCAACAGACAAAGATGCTTTTACAGAATCTAATTCATCTATCTTCCAATACTCAGGCCAAACAGGTTCACCACTAGGCATAATCGCAGGAAACTCTATGATCTCCCACTGGTCTGCTTTTTCTTCTTTTTGTGCATTAACTAACATTCCAGTTAGATCTTTTGTATTCCATCTTGTCATTACACAAACAATTCGTCCACCTGGTTGTAAACGTTGTCGTGGACCAGATGTATACCATTCGTATGCTCGCTCTAGAGCTTGCATATTCAAAGAATCTTGTTCCGAGTGTGGGTCGTCGATAATTAATAGATCCGCGCCCCGTCCTGTAATAGCACCCCCGACCCCTGCTGCGAAATACTCGCCACCTTGTGCAGTTTCCCAGCGACCAGCGGCTTTACTATCTTCTTGCAGTCTTGTCTTAAATACTTTTTGAAACTCTTGACTATCGATAAGATTTTTTGCTTTACGACCGAACCTAACGGCGAGCTCTCCAGTGTGTGTTGTTTGAATAATTTTTAGTTTTGGATTTTTCCCGATCATCCAGGCAGGAAGCAGGGAACTGGCGAACTCTGACTTTGTGTGTCTTGGTGGCATATTTACGATAAGACGTTTAATCTTGCCGTCTGCCATTTGATTAAATTTTTCTGCAATAATTTTATGGTGGTAGCCCTCTATAAAATCAGGCCACATATGTTTCACGAAGGCTAGGAAATCCTTTTTAACCTTGTTTTCCCGTTTCTTGTCCTCTAGCTGCAGGTACATCTTCATAAACTCTTTGCGTACATCAGCAGGTAGTTTTTTTATCTTTTCTAAATCGATTTGCATTTTGAAAAATTTTTTCTAAAATTTTTTTACAATGTTGTTTTATTTGATTTTTATTGCATTTGGATCGCTTTTACAAACCTAAAATGATTTTGGGGCAGTTAAGCGTGTAAAACCGGCAATATTGTACAGCGCAGTAACGTGCTTGGGTGTAAATAGGAAATCGTTTTTTTAGGATCTTTGGAATTTGGAAATCTATCTGGGACCTCTATCACCGGCAACAAGCCGCCA